GTGTAAATCTTTACAGGAGGTAACAGAAATGGCAATTAGCACCTACAAGGTCTTCCTTATGAAGAAGGGCACCGAGCCTGACACCTATGAAAAACTGGTTGACATTAAGGAGTTTCCTGATCTGGGCGGCGAGCCTGAAATGCTGGAAACTACCACGCTGTCTGACAATATGCAGACCTATATTGCCGGTATTCAGTCCCTCGATGGTCTGTCCTTTACCGCTAATTATGATATGACCGATTTTCAGAAGCTCAAGGCTCTGGAAGGTAAGACCGATAGTTACGCTGTCTGGTTTGGTGGTCAGGAGAGCGGCGGTGTTGTGACTCCCGATGGCTCTAACGGCAAGTTCGAGTTTGACGGTCAGTTGTCCGTCTATCCCGTGGGCGGCGGTGTGAATGAGGTTGTGGATATGAACATCTCCATTGCTCCTTCTACCCCGATCACTTTCTCTGCTGAGTAATCACAATCGGCCTGAATGATAAGGAGGATTTATCATGGCTAAGACACTGACAATTAAAGACCCCGTTTCCGGCGAGAGTTATACGCTGGAATACACCCGCAAAACCGTTGAGATCATGGAGAAGCAGGGCTTCATTGCGGACGATGTTGACCGCAAGCCCATGACCATGCTTCCTGCGCTGTTTGCTGGTGCGTTCCTTGCACACCACCGCTGGGTCAAGAAAGATGTGGTTGACCGCATTTATGCCCGTCTGCCCCGTAAAGACGAGCTTCTGCCTAAGCTGGTGGAGATGTATAACGAACCCATTCTGTCCCTCATGGAAGAGCCTGAGCAGAATGGTGATGACGAGGGAAACATGGACTGGACGGCGAACTGGTAAGCGGGTCGCTGTCCAGCAGACCGGGGGGCGGTGGCGGCAATCGCCCCGCTCCCCGTTTCGCTTACACGGAAAAGTTCTATCAGGTCTTTCCCTACTATCTTGCTATCGGAATGACCTACGAGCAGTTCTGGGAGATGGACTGTAATCTGGTGAAATATTACCGGAAAGCGGCTCGTATTCGTCAGGATTTGAAAAATCAAGACGCATGGTTACAAGGAATGTATGTCTATCAGGCAGTAGGCAATTTAGCCCCCATCCTTCGTGCCTTTGCGAAGAAGGGTGCAAAGCCTCAACCCTATCCTGAGCAACCCTTTGAATTGAATGTGAGGCAGGACAAGAAGGTAGAGAAGACCAAGGAAAAGAAACAGGACGATAAGGCAAAAGCCTATATGCAGATGTTCGCAATGTCGTTCAACAAGAAATTTCAGGGGAAAGGTGGTGGAGTAAATGGCCGATAATGTTGAAATTCAGGGCTTAGAGTTTCAAATTCAGGAGAACAGTGAAGGTGCTGTTTCCGGGATTAACAATCTCAAAAAGGCTCTGAGCGGTTTGAAGGGTGCTACCAGTACCAGTGTTACCGGCCTGAATGCTACCAGTAAGAGTATTCCGGAATTGAAGAATGCCCTTTCCGGTCTTAATAGCGGAGATGTGTCTAAGAAGCTGACCCAAATCGCTACGGGTCTGAAAGCCTTGGAGTCGGCCAAGAACATCAAAATTTCCAGTTCCATTGCCAATCAGTTAAATGCCCTGAATGCGGCTCTGGCAAATGTCCGTTGGACGGACGGCGATAAGCTCAGAACCCTTGCTGATGGCCTACGCCCCCTGTCTGAGTTGGGTAAGGCCAATATGACCACTTTCATCAATCAGCTTAAAAAGCTCCCCACCGTGATTGAGGAACTGGAAAAGGCTGACATTGATAAATTTACTCAGCAGATGAAGGAACTGGCCGCAGCCATGAAGCCCTTTGCAGATGAAATGCAGAAG